CCACCGGGAAGGTAAGCGTTATTTTGTGCAATCTTAAATCGGTTGGGATCAAGTACTGCAATTTTATCCATTTTAGAATTAGCCATAAAGCTGCTCTCCTCTTCCTACTGGATTATTTAAATTAGCTAAATAGCTTTTACCTTGTATGCCAAGTGCCATTCGTTGATCATCAGTATCCATTGATTGATCACCAATGGGATTAAACGGATTTGCTCCACCATGCTGAGCCTTTGCCGCTTTTAAAGCACTTTGATAATCAGATTCTGAGCTATTTGTTTTGTGTGGATGCCATCCACCATCTACAGGAATTTGCCTCATCGATAATGTTGCTACATCTAAAACTATTCTACTAATTTAACGCCAGTTACTTGACAACCAAAGTCTTGAACCAACTGATGTATCAGCTGGACCAGGCAGAGCCATCACAAACTCGGCACCAGATCTTTCAAATGCATATCTTCTGACATCAGGGCGACGATAATTAGGTACGTACAATGATTCAGCAAGACGATCTACTTCACGCAAATAGATCTCTCGAAAGTACGAATCACCTTTTAAAGGGTCTGAGGTACTAATCTGACGTTGAACATCGCCAGTTATAAATTCTTGCCTAGATGGATTTAATCTAGATGTTGTACCTTCAAGCCAATCGTCGGGAATAGCAGCACTTGCTTTCCAAGCTACGTCACATCTTTTTAAGTGATAAATAAGTTGATCATGCCAATACTCGTCTGGCACTAATGACATAGCTTCTTCTAATTTTCCACGATCACCAGCAGGAATCTGAGCACCAGAATTGTAACCTAGGTGAAATCTTGCTCGCGATTTATCGTATTCTGAAAGCTGCATCAGATAATTCCACTATTTAGCATCTGTCCTTGATTACTATAAGCTTGCGCTAGAGCACCACTCAGCAGTTGACGATCACGATAATTTAAAGGTGAACCCATACCTGCTTTAGCAATAGCTTCTGCAGCCGGTACAGTGCTATTAATTTGATTCTGTAAAGCATATCCGCCTGCACCACCCAATAATGCTGTTATTAGTCCTAATCCAGCAGGTCTTCTTAATCTTCTAAGACCTCCCATAGGTTTTTTCCCAATAACCTTTCTACCTAGATTTTCTGCTGTATTTCCAGCTCTGCCTGCTAGAACTCCAACTGAACCTGTCCCAAGTGCAGTTAATGCTCCCATTAATTCAGGAGATATTTGCGACTGCTCTTCAAGCATTGCTTGATATGCAAGCATTTGCTCTTGCTGTGGAGTAAGCATTTATAGTGAGCCCATCAATAACTTCTACTAGTTTAGCTAATAATAATTAGTCTCTTTGTCTCCAGTCATCTGGTTTATCCTGTTTAAACCATTGCGCTATTTCATCCGCACCTTTGAAACCATTACTGTGTTGCGAAGGGTCTGGATCACCAATATCCATTTTGTTTAGAAAATCGTCCATAGAGTTTTCAACCATATTTGGATTACTCGATTGACGTCTTGCCTTACGCAACATTTCAGCAGCAGAGCCATTAGACTTTGCTAATTTATTAGCCCATATCATATCTTCTAACTTTACCTCTTGCTGATCAGTGATACGTTTACAAATGAATTCCATGCGTAAACGATACTTCGTAGACAGCATATTGCCTCTCTTAACCTACAACTAGCTTAACTAATAAAAATTAAATCCTCATCAATCATTTGATCCCAATTAACTCTAGGAATGTTTTCTAACTGTTTAAGATTTGCAAAACGCTCACCACTTAATGACATTCTTAATTCAATGATTTTTTTAGCTGTTGCATATCCAACACCAGGTAAACGTTTTTGAATTTGCTCCGCTGTAGCTGCGTTGAGATTCAAACGGGTATCTTCAATAGGAACAGCAGAAGCTGGCGGCACCTCATCATCTGGTACTTCTAATACAGGTACATTAATCTTTGAAAGTCTACCTTTGTCCTTATCGTAAGGAACAAGTTGCTCTAATGTCATATAAACAACATTGCCGCCACCATCTCTAACCATGGCATACTCTTTATCTACTTTGCTAAGTAATTCAACAAGCTTCCCTGTTTTCTGATCTTGAAATAAATTAGTTGCCATTATATTCTGGGGTACATGCTTACATTATAGTCACCTATTTTAAATTATTAATGGCTTCAGTATTATCCTACTCAACGCAAATTAAATTTTAGTTAATAAAAAAGCGCCTCCGAAGAAGCGCTTGTCTTATCTTTTGAACAAGATCAGTTAGAAGACTGACCAGATTCAGTTGGATACGGAAGATTCACATCATCCGAAGTAGGAGCAGCAGCATCTGCATAGAAGCAAACTTCTAAGAGGATTGCAGCTTCTTTGTCGGGATCAATCTTCGTCAAAGCAGCACCAGCAACAGTGATACCAACAGCTGTGTTGGAAGTCACAGGAGCAGCAACGGTATCCATCACGTAAGGGCTAGCAATGCCGCCTTCAGGGAATAAACCAGTTGCAGCGTCAACGAGGTTACCAATAGTGATACCACCAACAGCAGTTGCGTTAGTAGTGATGGTTGAGGATCCAGTGCCTTTCAGGTTAACCGTATTGATTGCAACACGATACACAGTTACACCAGAGCCACCAACATCAGCACCAGGAAGCTCGAAAGCACGGTCCAGACGGGGTCTGTCATCAGCACGCATGTCAGGCGAAAGAATTTTCACCGTGTAGTTGCCAGTAGCAACAGTGCTGGAATCTTCAGGAACCACATAGGCTCCGATCTGCTGGAAGAATGCAACGCCAGGGATAGCAAGAGCACCTTGCTGGCGATATGAATTCAACTTAGAAACATAATTGCCGGGATAGATGAGGTTGTTCCAAGGCTTACGAACAGCACTTGCGTTAACGTCATCTCCAGGTGTAAAAACGATGTCAGCCATAATTAGTTACCTCTATCAATATACGAATGAGTAACCAACCGTGATGAAGTCCTTATTAAGCACTTCAAAACCGGCAAACAGGGACCAGATCATGATGATGAAACGAGAGAAATCGTCGTTGTTGTTCAGCAGAATCTGGGCGTTGTTGCCACCAATACCCACACCAACGGCTTGAGGTCCGAAGAAGATCATTTGAGCAGCCTTGTAGGTTGCACTAGAACCGGACTGGTCGGTGATAGTTGTGGTGTATTCCTGCTCGGGCAGGTTGGTGGACTCGAACCAACGAACACCCTCAAAGAGGAAGCCGGTTGGCATTACGGGTTGACCAGCAACAAAGCCGGCTTGTCCGTATGCGGGACCCATGCCTTGGAAGAAGTTGGCATTAGGACCAGCGTTGGGGGCCATAGGATTAATCATCCCTTGACCTGGGTAGCGTGCAATTTCGCGGAAGTCGCTGTTCTGACGCAGATGCATCATTGCAGTGGGATCCACGATGCAACGGTAATAACCATCAGCAAAGGTTGGGACATTGCGCTTACGCATGTCTTTCACAACCTGCAGAAGGTCAGTCTTGACATCAAACTTGGCAGACTCACCAGATGCATAGGTAGCAACCGTAGAGCCGGTGCGATCCTTACCACCTGGGAAGTAGTAACCACCTTGGGTTTCAGAGGCTTCACCATTAGCGTCGGCCTTCAGCAATTCGTTTGCGAAGACGCGATCACGCCAGCGGCGATAGTCATCAAGCAGGGTTAGCGAACCAATGCTTTGGTGGAATACGTTGAGGTTACCTGTATCAAGCAGGAGACGTTGCGCTGTGATCAGGGTTTCACGAGCGACTTTGAAAGTAGAAGGCTGTGTGGAATCACGTTGATCAGCAGGACCAGTGTATTCACGCAAGGTCACAAGGACCTTATCCTTCACAATATTGCGTGCGGAAGCGGATCCAAGTGTTTGATCAGCAGTCCGCTCACGGGACTCCTTAGTGCCAGGCTTACCCCAGAATCTGTAACGATCCAGTTGCACCGTTTGACCGGGCTGCTTGGAGAAATCGTGTACAACTACGGGCTCAACTGCCATTTCAATTATGTAGGCAGGATGAGGACGGTAAAGTTCTGCACCAAGAAGCTTCGGAAAATCATTATCAATCCACATAGGATCGTAACTCCGTAAGCTAAAAGATTATAAGTGACTTCGACTTAGCCACATATATCGATGTTAATAATTAGTACCTATACTATTAAGGTGTACCACAAAATCCTATGGAATTCATCGACAGTAATGAATGGGTACCTATACACACTTTACCGGGATACGAATGTTGTATTGAATATTACGTAAGTAAATCTGGAGTTGTAAAAAGTACCAAAGGCTTAATAGAAAAAATATTAAAACCAAGAATTAATAAAAATGGATATGCGCAAATTAATTTAACTCAACGCATTGGACGTAAAAAAACAATAACTGCAACTGTTCATATTCTTGTAGCTTTAGCGTTCCTCGATAAACCAGTTGCTATGCCTGGAAGAGGTAGAGGATGTAGCAGAGTTCTTCATATTGACGGTATTAAACATAATAATACCGTTTCGAATTTAAGATGGACTAAAATAAAAGAAACCGTTAATTAAAATCAATGGCTGATAGTTTAGTACTTAAGGGTGTAAAGGTTCTGCAAAACCACACTGGATCGGAAATGAAGCTGGCATATTGTAAGCGTGGTGGCGATACACACATGCTTAAAAGGTGGTGGACACCACATGCAAAAAACACTGTTTACGTACCTTGTACTGTATTGGACGTATCGACTAGCTCAGGCAATGTAAAGCTAGCCGTAGAAACTAGATCTGATAGCTCTATTTGCATCAAACATGATGGTAATTCTCATTTTGAGTTTAGTGGTAGTAACGGAATTAGCCGTATGGCATTATTTAACTATGACTTCAAGTTAATTGAATCATATGAAATAAGCCCTAATCCTGGAGGTAAAGTAAAAGTAACTCCTGGCATAATGTCAAGACCTACTGAAATTGGTGAGCTTACTGTAAGCGGTGCACCTGAAACTTTAGAAGTTAATAAAAACTCAGGTACAATTAAAATTTTAAATAGCGGTACCGCAAAATCTCTTACTTATGCCTGGACAAAGGTAAGTGGTCCTGGGACTGCAACCTTTACTGCTAGCAGCTCGGACTCTACAAAAGTAAAATTTAGCAAAGAAGGTCTTTATTCTATAAAGTGTCTTGTCGCGTCTAGTGATTCAGGATTAGTTGGAGGATCCCCTAAAACATACACCATTAATGCTATTTCAGTTGATTAAAATATTGGTGGTACATCAGAGAATGTTGGATTAGCTAAGTCTCTACTTGCCTTGGCTATATAACGTTGTTCTATGTCTTGTCTGTCTAGATACTTTTCACCTACAACAAAATCTACTTTGTAGGGAAGTCTTCGAGTGTCACGTGCGTGAAACCCTATATAGAAAAAATCTTTTGGGCGTATGTACATGATGTCGTAGGGATGCTCTTCTCTTTCTCTTGTATACAGAGAAATGTCCAACCAAGAATCAATATATGTATTGCCTGTTCCTTTATTGTTTACTTCAATACTAAGGAAGCCATCTGGTAA